GGTGCAAAAGCTCGCGTTTTGTGTGTAGTTAGTTGGGTTGTAAGTTACTAAACATTGGTGGGGTTGGCATGGAAATAATAAATATAAATCTGGGAAACTGTCTATGAGAACTCCTGTGGGTGACTATCGAATTGATTTCTATAACCGCTATGGCGAAAGGCTGGCGGGGCATTCGGTTTTAGCTAGATCGTTGATGTCAGCTCTCGAGTCTGCTAAGGAGAACATGGAATCAGAATCAGGTGAAGCTGTCAGTTACACCATAGCCCGCTGTCTGTTCAACTCGCTGGATCACGATTCAGCACACAACCTGCATTCAAGATAAGCCATGCAAGCAAATTTTGATGCAGTAATTGACGCCATGAACGCTTACGGTATTGATGTAGGCGAATTGAGAATATCCGGCAGAATCATCCGCAGGCCAATGATCAATAAAGGCAGGTCCGATGATTCAGGAAGATATAAGCTTTACGAATACAAAGCGAATGACGGCCAAATCTACATAACAGGATATTACGGAAGCTGGATAGGAAACGAGTTTGACTCACATAATATCAAACTAAATCTTGAGTTTTCCCCAGAAGAAAAGAAAGAATTTGCAAAAAAACGCGCAGACGACAAGCGCAACGCTGAAGCCTACGAAAAAGCCATTAATGAAAAAGCGGCGATAAGAGCGGAACAGGCTTGGAATAAACTTCTGCTCGAAGGCGAAAGCGATTACCTAATTAAAAAAGGCGTTAAAGCCTATGGCTTACGCTTCACGGAAAAAGGGTCTATAGCCATTCCGATGCGCAACAAAGACCAACGCATCATAGGGCTGCATTTCATTTTCTCAAAAGCCACAAATGATGCGCTTGCAAAAACAAAACGAGATAGAAACAAGGAATTTTGGCCCAAAGGCGTTGCCAAAAAAGCATCATTTCATCTTATCGGGGGGATACCTGACCAAGCAGCCATCATCGTGGAAGGTTACGCCACAGGAGCCACAATATACGACGCGCTGAATCATAAAATACCGGTTATAGTCGCCTTTGATGCTAACAATATCGGTCCCGTTATCGATGTTTTTGAAAAAAAATACCCTGGCACTAAGATAGTCATTGCCGCCGATGATGACCGCTACAGTAAATGTGGCAGTTGCCAGGCTCCGATCGACATCAGCGAACATCCCATAGACTGTCCTGCCTGCAAAACCCCGCATAAGCGCAAAAATACAGGTGTAACAGTCGCACAAACGCTGTCTATTCGCTCGAATGTCAGCTACATATCGCCTATATTTGCAGATAATGAAGCTAGATTTCAACATTTTGTCTCGAACAAGGGCAAATTATCCGATTTTAACGACCTTTTTATAACCGAATCCCTCAGTCCGGTATCTCAGCAATTAATTGATCACTTGGATAGCCTGGGATGCTGGAAAACAACAAAAACGCTGGCCGATATTACGCAGGGGGGCGGGGAAAGTAATACACTCAAGCCAATCGATACCGCCGATGAACTGCTGGAGCGCTTCAGCCTGGTATATGCAAAAGGCGGCATGGTGTTTGATCATCAAGAGCACTTATTGCTCACGCTGTCAGATATGCGCGATTCCTGCCAAACTCGTGATATACACCGCCGTTGGCAGGAATCGCCACAACGCAGCATAGTCCGTTGTGAAAATGTCGGGTTTGATCCGGCTGGCGAGGATAAAAACATTACTTGCAATCTCTGGGCAGGCTGGCCGACAGCTAGCAAGCAAGGGGATTGTGATAAGTTATTAGGCCTGCTGTATCACATGTGCAGCGGTGAACAAAACTCGATGGATTTGGCAATCTGGGTCATTAAATGGCTGGCTTATCCGATCCAGCATCCCGGCTCTAAAATGCGCACAACCTTGGTTTTACATGGTCCGCAAGGCACCGGTAAAAACCTATTTTTTGAAGCGATCATGGACATATACGGCCACTATGGACGGATAATCGATCAATCCGCTATCGAGGATAAATTCAACGATTGGGCAAGCCGTAAGCTGTTTTTAATTGCCGATGAAGTAGTGGCAAGGTCCGACCTGTACCACGTCAAAAACAAGCTGAAAGCTTTTATTACCGGCGAATGGATACGGGTTAACCCAAAGAATATGGCTGCGTATGAAGAAAAGAACCACGTCAACCTGGTATTTTTATCAAACGAACGGATGCCGGTAGTTATCGAAGAAGACGACCGCCGTCACTGCGTGATTTGGACACCGCCAAAAAAAGAAGCCGATTTTTATAAACAGGTTTACACCGAGATCAAAAACGGTGGTATCGCTGCCTTACATCATTATTTACTCAGTATTGACCTTGGCGACTTTGACGAACACGCCAAACCGCCGATGACCAATGCCAAGGCCGAATTGCTGGAACTCAGTAAAGACAACATTCTCCGCTTTTACGAGTGCTGGCAGGCTGGCGATATTGACGGCGTTCCCAATGTGCCAGTGCTGTCCGATGATATTTACGATCTATACAAGCACTGGTGCGGGCGGCAAGGCGTCAAGCCATCTCCGATGAATCGGGCTATCGACCATCTGGCCAAAAAGGCCAGTATGAACAAAGAACGCAAGCGCTTTTTGAACGGATCAAAGCAAAGCAACCCGAAAACATTCCTATATGCGCATCGATGCGAGGAAATGAACCCCGGCAACAGCGAGTCAGCCTGGTTGGGTCAGTGTGTCGAAACCTTCCGCGATGCCGTAAAAGAATACAAAGGCGGTGTTTATGACTGATTATAAACTGTCAGTTAATAATACTGTGCAGGGTGTGCAGGGTGTGCAGGGTACAAAACGACCTACCATGCACAGCTGCAAGCCACGACGCGCGCGGCCTTGCGCCTTGTTGTGCAGGGTGTGCAGGGTCTCTCTATATACACGCGCGAGAATATCAGTTCTACAGTTTTCTATACTGCGTGCACGTCTCGCGCGTATATACCCCCCTGCACACCCTGCACACCCTGCACACGCCTTGATACTCATGGTGTGCAGCTGTGCATGGTATTTTTCGCACCCCTGCACACCCTGCACAATCCATTTATTTTTAAAAAAAATGCAGAAGATAATTTGTGGAAAAGAAAACCTGAAAGAATTTACAGCTGAATTTAAAGCCACTGTCCCGGTTTTTTATGATGCAGTGAAGGAACTCTATGCTTCCGGATTAGTTCCAGGCTTACGCGGCGCTACGCTCGAATATTTTCCGTTATCAGAGCCAATCCATGAATCAACTCCGGAATTAACTCCAGAATATCAATGCCAACAATGCCAGCAATGGTTAAGAGATGTCCTAGGAGATGGCCTGGGCATAGGCCAATGTTTAATAAACAGCCGCTCTGACCAGCTCAAATGGCCCAAACAAACCGCTTGTAAACAATTCACCGCAATCTGAAAGGAAAAAAATGAAGCCGACAACAATAATTTTGCATGAATCCCTAATCAGGCTGGCCAAAGGCATGATCAAAGCCTGGGAGACCTGGTTAGAAGCCGCTAAAAAACAGGCATAAACAGGAAAACCGCCATGTCGTTAATGAATCAATCCGAATTTGCTCGACACATAAATGCTGATCGTAGTTATGTTACTCAGCTTAAAACTGCTGGACGGTTGATCATGCAAGAAGGCAAGGTAGACGTTGAAGCTTCAATCAAAAAAATCGAGGAAACCAAAGACCCCAGCAAAGCCGGTGTAGCTGAACGCCATGCAAAAGAGCGCCAAACCATAAAAGCAAAGCCTGAAGCCGATAACGCCAAGGAAATCGACAGCTACCAAAGCTCACGGTCAAAAAAGGAAAAATATGCCGCTTTACAGGCTCAAATAGCCTATGAAAAAGAAATAGGCTTGTTGTTGGTCACGCAAGAGGCAAAATCCGCTGTAGCCGATGGTGACGCGATTATACGAAACCGGCTGGAATCGCTGCCTGATCTTCTTGCTCCACAACTGGCCGCCGAAAGCGATGAGCAAAAAATAAGGGCGATGCTGATTGATCAAGTTGAACAATTGCTTGGTGATCTGTCACGCAGTTTTCACCAGTTAGCCAGGTAAACGTAAAATGTATGAAAATTCAGCCCATATCATCAACGCCACCCGCGCGCGCTCATTCGCTCCGCGTAAAATGATAACCGTATCTGAATGGGCCGATGCCGAACGCCGCTTGTCAAAAAAAGGCAGCGCCGAACCGGGGCCATGGCGCACCGACCGCAACCCTCCACTGCGTGAGCCGATGGATTGTTTGTCCGCACGATCAACGGTCCGCGATATTGTCATGCAGTTCCCGATTCAATTCGGAAAAACTGAGGTAGCCGTTAACGCCATCGGCTACATCATGGACTATAGCCCCGGTCCTATCATGGTCTGTTTACCGGGTGAAGTCTCTCAAAAAAAATGGATCAACCAGAAGCTTAACCCGATGATTGAAGAAACCGCCGCCGTACAGCGGGCTTTAACATCGATCAACAGCCGCGATTCCAGCAATACCAAAGACTTTAAAGATTTCATCGGCGGCCAGCTCTACATCGAGCACGCAGGCAGTCCAGCGCGGCTGAAATCCACGACGGTAAAATATTTGATTGTTGACGAGCTTACCGAATTTTCCGCTAACCTGATCACAGGCGATGATCCGTTGATGATGCTTGAAGATAGAACCTCAGCTTTTCCGGCTACCTACAAACGCCTGTACATTTCAAGCCCAGGAATAAAAGGCATTTGCCGCACTGATGAGCTTTACCAGAAGTCGGACCAGCGTAAATATTACATGCCCTGCCCGCATTGCGGAGGTGAAATCCTGTTCGAATGGGCCGGTCTGCACTGGAGCCACGGCGGCAAGGACATTCGCTATGTCTGCCCAGAATGCGGCGCTGAATTCCAGGAGCATTATAAAACCGACATGATCCGCGCGGGGCGCTGGATACCGCAAAACCCAGGTGTACCGATGCGCGGCTATAACATCAACGCCCTGTATTATCAGATTGGCCTTGGGCCTCGCTGGGAAACGCTCGTTGATATGTGGCTGCAATCGCACACCGACCCGGCAAGGCTAAAAGTATTCCTCAACAGCCGTCTTGCTGAAGCCTTTGAAGATCCATCAATGCGCGCTGTAAAACTCAATGTGATAGCCGACCGCGCGGAAAACTACCGCTTGCGGGTTGCGCCGTTGGGTGTTTGTGCCATTACAGCTGGCGTCGATACGCAGGATAACCGCCTCGAAGTCCAAATTATCGGATGGGGTAAAGGTATGGCCTGCTGGGTGCTGGATTATGCCGTGCTAATGGGTGACCCAGCCGACGATGCTGTTTGGCTGGCCTTGGCCGAACTGCTCAACCGTCCAATCGAGCATATCAACGGTCATCAATTGCCAGTTTTATCAACCGCCATTGACGCAGGCGGCCACCGAACCGAAGCGGTTAAGGACTTTGTACGCCGGCGCCTGATTCGCCGCCCAATGGCGATCTTTGGCGCAGTGCCAAACAATGCCCCGATCCTATCAAAACCAAAGGCGCAAGACGTAGATTGGCGAGGCCGCTATGACAAACGCGGCGTGATGATTCAGCACGTTGGCACTGTTGGCATAAAAAACAAACTGTTTGGCCGCATGGCCACCGATGGCGACAAGCCAATCGAACAACGCCTGTTGCACTTCTCCGATGAATTGCCACAAGAATATTTTACTGGCATCGTCTCGGAAACATTTAACCCGAGGACAAACCGTTTCGAGAAAAAGCGTGGAGCCCGTAACGAATCACTGGACACGCTTGTTTACGCCTACGCCGCCGCACACCATCAAGAAGTACGTTTGCACATGCTTACGCAGGCCCAATGGGATGCGCGGGTAGCAGAGTATCAATCAGCAGTGGCTGATCCAATTCAGGCAAGATTTGAAGCTTTACAGCCGGCAGCAGTCGAAATACCAAAGCCAGCAAAAACGGCAAACCCTAACCCTTTTACCACTGATACATGGAGTGGGCGACTATGAGTCAAGCAAATAATAAACACATAAAACAAACAGGAGAATTAAATGAGCTGGCACTTTTCGCAGGCGCTGGAGGTGGAATACTTGGGGGGAAACTGCTTGGATGGAATACAGTGTGCGCAGTGGAAATCAATGCCTATCGTGCACGACGACTCATGCAGCGACAAAATGAAGGATTCCTTCCACCGTTCCCCGTTTGGGATGATGTATGTACTTTCGACGGACGCGCATGGCACGGAATTGTTGACGTTATTTCTGGAGGATTCCCGTGCCAGGACATCAGTTCGGCAGGCAAAGGAGCCGGAATTGACGGAGACAGAAGCGGATTATGGAAGGAAATGGCAAGGATCATTTGCGAAGTTAGACCTCGGTATGTTTTCGTGGAAAACAGCCCAATTCTCACTGTTAGAGGACTTGGAACCATCCTTAGAGATTTGGCCAAAATGGGGTTTGATGCTCGATGGGGAGTGTTGGGAGCTGCTCATGCCGGATATGATCACCAAAGAAACCGCATCTGGATTATTGCCGACTCCTCTGAAATCGGACGGAAAAGGTGGAAGCAAGGCACCATTCAGGATGAGCGACGGACGATTAAGAAACGAATGGAAACATTATGTAAATCAACAATTCGGGCTGACATACCCGCACCCGATACATTCGGAAATCCGCTTGGGCTGGCCTATAGGATGGACCGATTGCAAGCCATTGGAGATGGACAGGTTCCAGCAGTGGCTGCAATGGCATGGAAAATATTAAGTAATGATAACTGATACATCATGTTTATTGATAAAGGATAAAGCAATGATTTTAGAAATACTGAAAGCAGCCATCACCGGAGCCACAAGCCCAGATGAGGCGGTTAAAAACATCCAGAAATCACTAGGTGGTTGTGAGGTTTACATACCGGTTAATGATGTCTCAACCCGCAACAAAGAAATACTCATGATGTACAACGGCAGAAACCATGCGGAAGTTTGCCGGAAATACAGCATCAGCCTTCGCACTTTATACCGGGTAATCAATTAATGAAAAACAGGCTCAAAACAATACTTTTATCCGCCTTGCTACTATCCGCTTGCAGCGTCATCACCTACGAGGCCAAACCGGACGGCAGCACAACAGCCAAAGGCTTCGAGCTAGGCACAACAACCGCCCTGACCGGTGCACAATTTTCCACCGATGGCAAAGGCTCAAGATCACTAACTATCAACGGCTTCAATTCTGACCAAGTTGAAGGCCTGAAACAGATTAATCAAGGCCTAAGCCTGATTATTGAAGGTGCTGTAAAAGGGGCTAAATAATGTCGGTAGAAGACACACAGGTCGGCGGAAGCCACTACGTAAGCAAGAAGGTGCAGCCTTGGCACGCAATGGAGGCATGGATGACGCGCGATCAATTCGCCGGATTCCTGCGCGGCAACGCGATCAAATACCTCGCTCGATGCAATGACAAGGGCGGCGTCGAAGACCTTAAGAAAGCACGCCACTACCTAGATAAGCTGATCGAGTTCAACGAGTGCTCTAACTTATAAATCTATTTTTGATCGTAATGAATTAATTTCATCAGCCATCAACAGTATCAAATCGGTTGTGCTTGTGGCTCTATAAGTTTTCATCAGCTCATTCAATTTTATTTGATTCGATCTGTGCAATTTATAGCTGTCGCAAGCATTCACGCCGCCTTCGCGTATGCCCGGATCATCACCGCAAAAGTTAAGGCATTCACAATTTTTCATTACGCCTCGCTAATGCTTCAATACAAAATTGCACCGGATAAGTACAAGCTTGCGACGATTTAGATGTCCTATCGGCAATGTACATCCTGAACAATCGCTCATTAATCCCAAGACGACGAGCGGCTTCACGCTGGCTAATGCCCGCCTTAACAATCAAGCTCTTCAAATAATCAGGATCGGGATTATAGTTTTTTATATCCGGAATCATTTACCCAGCA